GACCGGCTTACGTGGGTGGAGATACGTTGGGCCGCAATTCCAACAGAACGAGTTACGTCAACCGATCCAAGCTCTCCATCCAAGATGTTCTGGGCAAAAGCCTCCTCAGCCAAAGCTACATCATTCTTACCATCAGCCCTCACCCAATCAGCGTAAGCTCCGTGACTGATGTACTCCTGCCACTCTTCTGGGATGTTTGTGCTTACATTCGTATACGGACCATCCCAATCCTTCTTGTAAGTGACGTAGGCAGATGCTGTTGAGCTATTGGTGTCTCCAACAACTGAAGCTCCTGAGTTGGTTACGTAGAACTCAAGCTCCAAGGCTGAGTTCAAATAGAAAGGTTGGTAAACCTTGTGGACCCGAATAAACTTATCAATCGTATCCTTACCAGCCTCAGTAAACGGGATGATGTTGCTATTCCAAGTAGCCGTACCGTTTCCAGTCCCAACTCCAGTGGCCACAAACACGGTTCCCACCGTAGCGGAGGAGGCTCCAATGCTTGTCCAATTGGTTGGAGTAGAACCTATGGTTAAAATCGTGTAGGTGTAGCCAATAACAAAGTTGCCCGCGCTCACCGTAGTGGACTGGTAGTTACGCAGTTCCCCAAAAACCAACCACCTAGGCCAGAAGTCCGAAGCCTCAAACGCCATCCGAGCACGCCGATTGATGTACTCAGTGATTTGGGTCTGGGCATTGGCATCCGGGCTGGGGATGCCAGCCAAAGCCTTAACTCGGTTGTAAATGGAGGTGTAGGTGACGTTGCCCATTAGAGTTTGTTAGGAGCCAGATGAGGAAATCTCTTCTGATAGTCCTTGATGAATCCCTTGTCGTGCATGGCCTCATGGCCATACTTCTTCCTGATATTGAACCACTCCCAAGCGGGAGTCACTGCCACACACCTCAAGCTTTTAAACCCAAACTTCTGATTGTCCTTAATCTTCTGGGTTTCCTTGGCGCAAATCTTCTCGCGCTCATTCTCCCAAGACTGTTTCAACGCAATCCCCGTAGTAATCTCCCGCATCAAAGCACGATGGACCTCTCCATCCGAATACTTGGGAAGTGACGTAATGATGTGCATAAAAAAGCCCGTGCGTATTGTAACACACGGGCTTTCGAGTTAAGTCAACTAATATCAGGTAAGATGCGTGATCTTGCCGTGGGCCAGAGGCGACATGACCTGAAGGGTCAGAGCCGCATCCACAAAGCCCTTCTCACCACCACCCGCATTCGGAACACGGGTCGAACCCACGCTCAGAAGCTCGGCCACGCCGATGTAGTTGGGGTTGATGATGTAACCACGATTGGCGTCGGGCAAACACACCGGATTGCCGTTGACCACCGAGATCAGACCGAAGTCCGAATCATAGGTGTTCACCGCCAGCGTGATCTGCTTGTCATCAGCCATCTGATTGACATGGTAGACGTTCTCACTGGTGTTGCCATCGTTGCGGGCATAACCCGAAACGACACGGCGAAGAGCCGTACCAGCAACCAGCGTCAGAGCATCAACATTACCCGTCTGGGTAAAGATGGAGGCGACGAGGTTGTTGAACACGGTCTCCGTCAGGGTCGTGCCGCTACCATTGATGGAAGCCGTGGGGGTACGATAGGCAGACGGAACATCCGCACCCGGAGTGTTCGACAGCCACAGACCCAGACCGCGCATCTGGTAACGAACAGACGAACCATCCTCAGCGGAACGATCATTGTCCGAGCAGATGGTCTTCTCAACGTCACGCTTCAGTTCGCGGATGGACTTGGCCTCAGCCTCAGCGAGCTTCGCCGGTCCAACCGAGTCAACCGCCTGTTGAAGCTGGCTGACCATGTAGTCACGACGGAACAACTGGATGTAGTTGCCCAGACGCGCACGGGTGGCGAACTTATCCGAGTAGGTGGAGATGTCCGCGCCTTCCTGAATACCCGTGGTAGACGGGGTTCCAAGGGAGTCAACCGTCCACTCATTGAAGGTGGCGGTGGCCTTGCTCTTGCTGGCAAGAGAAAGAACCGGAGTCTCCTCAGGAGCGAGGATCGTCAGAACGTCCGTGAGGTCCTCACGGTTGGAAATGGCCGAAGCATTCGTGCCATTGGTTTTGCTATAGGTGTTTGAAAAAGCCATGATAATTAAGATTTAGAATGTTGAAGAGCACGGATTGCTTTGAAGTCCTTGTAACTCCCACTCTTGTTAAAGCGGGTGGAAAGGTCATTCAGGGCCTTTGACTGACGGGTCTCGGGCTTGGAGGATTCTGCGCCTTGGCTTACCACAGGAGACGGGGGAGATAGTCGGGACGTTGGCTTTGCCTCAACGCTACGACGGCCATACAGGCTGTTAGCCGCATGGGCAAGCAGGTAGGGTAGTTGGGGCGCAAGATCGGGGAGAAGCTTCTCCACCGCCTTGAACTTACTGTCGCTCACCAACACTTCATACTGCTTGCGGACATCATTGTCTTCTCCCTGTAGCCAAGGAAGTTCCGTTTTGGCCTTCTCACTCAGGACTTGCTTCATCTCCGTCCGATTCTTGGCCAGTTGAATCTGCTTTCCCTGATCGGGAATGTAGACGTCTCTAGCCTTTCGGGCGCGTTTAACAACTTCCCTGAGTTCACGCTTGGTGTATTCCCTGCCGTTTTCGTTCGTCACAACGTCTTCGGCACCGAGGTCTTCGGCCCTGTCGAGCCGCTCCTCTGCCCATTCCATCACCTCCGTAAGCTCTTGATATTTAGCATCAAGGTCTTCCTTAGTGGTGATGTTGGCGTAAGGATTGTCTTTCACCTTAGCCTCGAATGAGGATTCCTCGCGCTTGGCAATCTCTGCTTTCAGAGCCTCCAGTTGTTCCTCCGCAGCTTTTCGTTTGGCAGTGAGTTCCCCAAATCGGGCCACAGCCTTGCTGCCGAGCTTCTGGGATAGCTCCTTAAGCTCCGCTTCACTCATGGATTCCAAATCGTAATCCTTTGAAAGAACCTTATGTTCCTCCACGGGCTTTGGTTCCTCTGAAGTTGGTGATGGCTCTTCTTGCTTCACCTCCTCCTTCGGTTCCTCAGGCTCGCTGGGAACTACCTCTTTGGCCTCTTCCTTCGGCTCTTCAGGCGGTTTTTGCGCCTTATTAGCCTCCGTAAAAGCCTTATACCGCATAGCGATTAGCTCGCTACTTGATATGTTTTTCGCCACAGGTTTTTGGTCGGCTCCTGCGTTAGCCGCTTGGACTTCGTTTGACATTATGGATGCCGTCTTTACGCCACGGGCATTGCGAAGCCCGTATTGTAAGGCATCCAGAAGTTAGCTCGGCAGTCCGTGCATCTTACGTATACCCCTTTTAATCAAAAGGTCTTGATAGTTACACAACGTAAGAATCTCATCATACACCTGAATCTTCCCGCTAATCTCGCGGAGACGACCTTCAGGCGCACGGGCAAGGCTGGATAGGGCTAAATCCCTCCCAGCCTGCACCCAGTCAAGGAAATCAAGAAACTGCTCCCGTTCCCCCAGAAACTTTACCTGCTCTTCTAGGGGATGCTTCTTGGTTCCGAATAGGTTCATTGATTGAGGGTTTGGGTTTCTACTCCACCCATCTGGGCGGGGGTTGTACCCAAACGACCAATCTCAGCGTTCTGCTGTTGGGTCAAGGCAAATTGGTATTGAGCCGTATACTTATCCAGACGGGTGCGAAAAGCCTCATCCTGCTGGAGGCGGGCCATAACATCAGGCTGGGTGACGTACTGACGGACAACCTCCAAGGCAATCTGCGCCCCGTTGGGACGAGCCCCCACTTCAATGCCAGCGTAAATCTTAGACAAGTCTTCCGTGACCAGCTTGACCACCTGCTGTTGAGCTTGTTCAGCCGGTTGCAGGAAGGCGTCAGCCATGATGGGATCAATCTGAGTCGCGCTCATTTCAAGCAGCGCATCCACATTGATACGACCATTCTTATCCAACTGCAACAAACTTACAAACTGGCCCAGACGACTCTCCACCGTCTCGGGATCGTTGTTCAACACATCAAAGCTAATCTTGATGTCAAAATCCTCATCGGGGTTACCCTTGTCAAACCGCATGGGATCAGCCACTCCCGTGACACGGAAGAACACCTGATCAGGGCCAAATCTCTGATAGGACTTGAAGCAAGCCTTAAGAACCTCCTGAGCATGGTTGAGGAACTTATTAACAAGGAATTGCTGGCGAATCTGACTAATTGGATTGGTAGCACTCAGCCCAACAATGTTGTCAGCCGCCTCAATCATCGTCTTCTCCATCTCAATGGAGCCCGGATTGTAGGGAGGAGTAGGACCAAAGCTAATCTCACCCGCACGACGGACAGGAATGAAACGTCCCGGACCCCAATCAGTCGGGGGATTGCCCGGCTGGTGCATGATGGGAGGGAGGGTAGCTAGGCTATTACGGTCAATACGGCTGTCACGTTCAGCCTTCACCTGATCCTGCGGACCCTTCAGAACGTCCGTAAAGGTTTGCACCTCGTACATCCGCTTGCTATCCTCAGACAGACGGGTAACAACAAAGGGATAGTCGTTGTATCCGTTCAGAAGCTCATACTTGGCGTAGGGCTTAATGTCCCCCTGCCCAGTGAACTTAGGGTGGAAAACCGTAATGTAGATGCCTTCCGATCCATCCTCAGGATCAATCAGACGGTTAAAGCCGTAGACAACTTCCACAAGCTCGCTAGCGTCATACTGCTGGCGATAGCGGGTATAGGAGTATCCACGGGTTCCGTACACACTCTCCATGTTGTAGGTGTTTACACCACGGAAGTTTTTCACAACGTACTCACACCACTCCATATCCCATCCATCTGAAGCAACGCGGGACAAGACTTCCTGAACGGAGAGGAAGGTGCGGTAGAAAACAAAAGGAGCCCGCTGAGGATCGATGCAATAAGAAGGGAAGAACACGTCCCCATCAGGAGCGCAGGTCTGGACAAAGGGACGATCAACGGAAAGGCGGCTTACAGGGATTTCCCCCACTCCCTTGTCGCGAAGGTCTTTCAAAGCCTTCTTGGCTTTCTTATCAATTAGATCGGGATAGACAGCCTTGAGCATCTTGATGATGTCCTCATCATTCTGCCCCTCAATGATGAGCTTGGCCAATTCAGGAGAGTTGGCCGCAATCTGTTGCAAATCAATCTTCTGTAGATACTTCTTCTCCATCCGTTCCCAACCAACGTAGGTGATCATCAACCCACGCTCCAAAAGGTAGTTGGCTCCCAGTTCCATCTCCTGACGGAAACGCTGGATGTAGGAAGACCGCATCCACTTGATGAACGCACTAACCACCCTAGCCCGTCCAGAGTCCGACATCTCCACCGGATAGGCGCGGATGTTGGCCCGCTCCAAAGCCGACATGAAGATGGAGACGTAGTTATTGATACGCTCATCAATCAAACGAGCTTCCGTATCAGAAGCCCCATCCCAAGGAAACGCATCAGCCCCATGCTTCCGTAGGTCGGAAGACTTACCGGGCCAATAACACCGCCTACCGTCACCACTACTTACGCACTGATCGAAGTAGGTGGAGAGTTCCGTAAGGGTCCGGTTGTACGCGCCAACAAGCGCAACGACATCGGGACCGTCATCATCAACGAAAGTTAAGGTCTGTTGCTGCTTGGTTTGGAGCATGATTTAGCGCGGGAGATTGCGTTCTTTATAATACCACAAACGTACTCCTGCGTGCGTCCGATACGGTCTGCAAGCTCATCAGGGAACATTTCTTCCGTAATTTTGCCCGCCAACCTCTTTTCGTACTCGTAACGAATCAGCCTGTCGGAATGCTGGATGAGCCAACGATTGTTCGTTGTCTCGTCAATGAGGTTGGTTTTCGACATACCGATAGGTGGTTCCGACATTGTCGCTAATAGCCTCAATCAGAACCTGTTTACCAACCAGCTTGTTGGTTAGGCGGCGGGGGATGATGGCGGGAATCTTCCCCATATCCTTTCCAATGGCCTGACAATAAATCCACTGTGGGTTCCTTGCTTGTTGCAACACTTTGACAACAAACACACTCTCCTGTTTAGGGGACTCAGGCTCCACCTTTTCGATTTTCTTCAGCTTCTTCAATAGCCACCTCGGTTGGTTTTGGTTGTTCTCATGGCATCCTCGCTTACGTGACAAGCGGGACTCACCGCCAAATAGCGAATAACATCAATGGGGTCTTTCCACGCCTCGTCCTGCCCGCCTTCGGCTGTGTACTCCTGTAAAGCTGAGATGATGTTCTGACATCTATCTGAGATGTAAAAGTGGGGTCTGTTTACAGAGTCAATAGGAAACTTCCTATTGTAAGCCATTTTGCTTTGTAAGGCTTGCAACCCGTCCTCAATGTCAATGCCGGGAGCTGGGATGAAGGTGAGCCCATTATCCGCAAGGTCTTCTATAATGGACGATGCGCCGTCTTGTGTCTGGTATTTGGCTGCGCCTAGACGAGGGTCGATGAGTCGTTCAAAGATGGTGTCCTTGGTTTCAGACTCCATACTAGTAATTAATTCGACATAGTCTTTTATTCCGTAACCAAGACCCTTGGACCCTTCTCCCCCAATCCACTTACCTCCATGCCATCTGGCCCAATCCCCCACATTAACGTCGGGCCATTCGCGATAGACATACCAAGTCTCCGATTCATCAATAGCCACCCAAGCCATGAACCAATTCTTCCTGCCAGCAGGGTCCAAGATCATGTACTTGGTCTTCCCCTTCAGATCAATCTTGTCGTGAGGCAGAACATTAACCTCACGCGAGAAGTTGGGGAACTTGGTGCTTACCGATTTCGTAGCAATGCCATAAGCACGTGTAAGGATTTCATTTTCCGGTCTTCCTGCCAAGTCTTTGGAGATACGGTCGTAACCACCGAAGGGGTTGTCCCTACTGTGGAAGTAGATGATGCCTGCGTCTCGGTTTTTGGAACGCTGTAGATATGGCACCGAGCGTCCCCCAAGGAGTTCAGCTTGCTTTGCACGAAGTACTTCTGCCCCTTGGACATAATCTCTAACAACCTCTGTGTAGCCATCAATAGGAGTAAAAGTAACAACCAGTTTGCTATTACGAGTAGCCAGACGGAAGCGGAGCGTTGCCAGAAGTTCTGGCCCAATAAGATACTCGTCACACCAAGCTCCAATGTTGATCCAATTAGGATCACGGCAACCAAGCTCAGCACCTTCCAGAATGGTGTCGTTATTAAGATATTGGGCATAGGTTTTGAAGATGATGGAGGACTTACTGCCGGGGAGGATCAGACTAGACTTGCTGAAGCCGTTCTTCCGCGTGTAGGAGACGTTCTCTTCCGTTCCAAGCACCTTCACCCTGTACTCCTCGGGTAGGGCGTCATACACCGCAGACTGCTGTTGACGGATGGACACGTCCGCGTTCTGGGCAAAGCACATGATGACGGACTGAGGATTCTCCACAGCCGCCTTTACGACGGCATGAGCCGCCCAGCTTGTCTTGCCACTACGATTGCCACCACTCACCAGAAGCTCTGAATGCGTGCCTAGAAGCTCCTCCGCATCCTTCCAATGGGGAAGCTTCCACCCATACCTGTACGGATCGCGTCTGCTATTTGCGATTGCCGAATGGTAAACCTCATGGAGCTTTAAAACATCCTCAGCAGCCATCACTGCCAACTCCTCGTCAGTTGGCGGCTTTAGGACTTCGTGCCTCTCCCAGCTAAGGCTCATGCTTGGGAGTTAAAGAGCGCCACCATCACCAATGCTCTTTCGCATATCTGGATGAAGCTTGCTAATTTTAAATGACCATTCTTGCTTAAACTTTAGAAAACAAAGCGATATTTTGATAATTAATTCTTGTAGCCCATACATATCATAAAGTCGGGCATTGTAATTGCAATAAGTTCCAACTGATAGACCAATGTTTGGAATCAAGTGGTAGTCATTACTAATCCACTTTGATTTTCCCCTAGTGCAGTAGTACTTGGCGTTATCAATGAAGTCCTTCCTGAGCAAACGCTTCTTCTCCGCAATCTCGTCAGGATTGATCTCCTTAGCCCGCCTATCTATCCATTCTTGGTTAGTCATGTTGAAAATTCTAGTCCGTCTTTTCAACGGGCTTAACCACTGCATCAAGGCTTCCAGCCTTCAGCTTAGCCCTAGCCTCCTCTATGGCCTTCATGGCGTCCTCCAAGCTCGGGGCTCCAGCCTTATGCTCCACTACCACCTTGTTTTCCCCCATAGCTGACAAGAACTTGTCATTGGCTATACCCCAAGGAATGGCCAAGTCCCGAATGTTAGTCCGCGCCAATTGCTCAGGGTCCTCAGCCAACATCCGCATCTTCTCCTTCTGAAGAAGCCTCAACCCCTCAGCCACATCCAAAGCATCCTGCGCCAACTGCTTTCTCCTCTCCTCCAACACCATTGAATGCCTAGCCTTCAACCTACTCACCGTTTCCCAATCCAACCCAGTCTCCTTCCTAATCTCCTTAAAGCTATTCCCATCAGCCAGCATATCCAACACCCTCGCCGCCATAGCCGGGTCACGCCCTTCCAAATAATTACGACCCTTCTCCGCTGCCACAGCCACACTCATAGCCAAAGGGTCTTTTATCCTCATCGGCCCTTTTAAGAACTTTTTTAAAAATAAATCAAGGATTTGTCGATTTTAGTCTTGACAAGTTTTCTTTTGGTTTCCATATAACAGGTGTTCAGGGAACACTTGAGTATTTTTTTTAAGGGGCGATTGGACCAATCGACTGTGCGAGCCCCGTCGCCGCTTGTGAACCCCTCCCCCCCCTGCTTACTTGCAAGAGAGTTGCGCGGCTCTTGCAACTGATTTGCCTAGTAGATAAACTAATGGATGGTCGCTAAGGTTCTAATCATGGCATCTTTAGTAGAGTTCTAAAGAAGGAGGGGAATGGGTTTGGCAAGTGCCTTGCAATTGTTTTCCGCAAGTGCCTTGCAATGTCCTTTCGCAACTGTCTTGCCTCTGATTCCTGCAACAGTCTTGCGTCTTCTTTTCTGGGTGCCTATCGACACTTTTTCGCATCTTCGCGGAGTGCCATCCTTTGTCCTTCCTATGGTGTCGCCTAGGTTCTAGGTGTATTCTCTCCCTTGATACTTTTCACGTTGAAAGTGTATTCGTTCCGCAAATACACGGTGCGAAAATCATTTTTTTTGGTTTCGTAAAGATTTGCGAAATGGTTGTTTGCGTTGTCTTGCAAATATTCGGCGAAGATTTTTCTTCTTTTTACGAAAAGGTGTGGTAAGGTGTGCGGCGTCGGAGTTCTTTACGAGTGATGCGGAGGCGGTTTCCTCCACTAGGCAACGAGCGGGCGCGGTCATCCACACGGTGACAAGCGGGCGCGGCACGGGTCGCGCTTAGTCAGTCCCTGAATTCGGACGAGATACGAGTTGCGGCAGAGCTTGACGCCTAGTACACGGTTTAACAGTTCCCTGACGGCGAGCGCGCGGGCGCGAGGATGCGGGGGGACGAAAGTGGCCACACGTAGTAGCAGGGCGACAACCCTTTCCCCTGAGAAAAAGGGGGAAAGGCGAGCCTCTGCAAGGTGGGTACGAATGACCGAGTATAGCCAAAGGGCGCGAGCTGCTCCCGAAACAAGAGCAGGTGACAACGCAACAGTTTCACCACAGAGAACCGCAAATTCTTAGAACGTGTAACTAAGAACTGCGGCTTGCGACACCCGAAACGAGTCTTTGGGTGTCGTCTCATCGTGGTCCCTTGCAATCGGAAAGCCTCATCGTGGCGCAAGGGTTCAACGTAGTCTAGAACTGCGGCCAATTTCCGAAAAAACAAAGAAAGAAGAAACAGATGCTAGCCAAGATCATGCAGATTGAAGAAGTGCGTGCGATTGTTAATAAAACTAACAATTTCACCAAAGAAGAGTTAGCGGCGAACCGCTCTCTCATAAAGTTGGTGCGTCAGGAAAAGAAGGATCGCCTTGCCAAGTTGGTGGGGTCGCAAGTTGGAATGATGGTGGATGCATATCGGGACCGTGGCTTCGTATTGCAGGACGTAAAGGAGAAGGACGGAGTCAGGACCGATAAAATCCAAATCACGCTGAGCCGATGCAAGACGACAACTGAGGCTGACCGTCTGAAGGAACAGATTCAGAAGTTGCAGGAAAAGCTCAATCGTGTCACGGCGGTCAATGTCTGAACTAAACAATCATATGTTCCTAAAACTAAACAAAGAAGAAGAAAAGAAGTTCAGGGAGTGGGCGCGTCTTAACTTCCACCAACACACAGATGCATCCAAGATATGGCATCCAGTCGTCAGGGATGAATGGAAAATCATAAAAGATGAACTGAAATGGAAAACCGCTGACGAAAAACAACTTCAATACGAAAAGGAGTACTGGGCCAAATGCTAACCGCTCTATTCCTCGCCATCGTAGCCGTCGAGTCTGGCGGCAACGTGAACGCAATCGGTGACCGTGGACGCGCTGTCGGTCCTGCCCAAATGTGGGAAATAACCGTCAGAGACGTCAATAGAATAGCCAAAACCCACTACAGCTTGGACGATAGGCGCGACATCTCCAAATGCGCGGAGATGTTCCGTATCTACACGGACCACTACGGACGCAAGTACGGGTGGCCGGTTTCGGATGAAGTGAGGGCAAAGATTTGGAACGGTGGGCCGTCAGGTCCAGACAAGCCACAAACTGAGAAGTACTGGCAAAAGGTGAAAGCGAAGCTGTGAAGCTTCCCCGTTGCCCATGCGTAAGTGTGGGCATAGGGGAACCGTCCGGTTCCAAAAAACAACAAAACAAATGAATACAAACCAACTGGTAGAGAACATGGTGGACGCTATCGCGGAAGCCGTTTGGCAGAAACTGGAAGCCCGCATCAGTGAGAAGACTGTCAGTGATGCGAAGCTTAGGGAAACGATGTCGGCTCTATTGGATTCAATGAATCTGGAAGAGCACATAGACACGGACAGAATCGCGGAGAACGTGAAGGATCAGGTCAATGACGAGATGGACGTTGACGATATTGTGTCTGACAGCGTGTCAGATTGGTTTCGCCGCGCTGACTTGACTGACTACATCGACGCAACCGAACTCGCGAAGCAGCTTGACTTGGCTGAACTCGTTCGCGAAGAAGTGCGTAAGCTGAATTTCACCGTCAAGGTGGACTAACAAAAAACAAAACAAACAAATGAGCCACAAAATCGGAGAGTACGACAAGCAAGAGGGTGTCAAGCAAGCTTGGCATGGTCTAACCCATGTCAGAGAGAACATCGCAGTTGATGACAACTGGCTGACAAAGTGGGAGGTTAGCAAGCAACCCATGTTCAATCCAGACGGCAGTCCGTCTGAATGGACGCGAGTTACTTGTTCAGATAATAACCTCTACATCGGCAAGCCTGTACATCAGGACACGTACAGTTTAATTACAAACAAACAGTTTCTGGACATCGTCAACGATGCCTTGTTGTCTGTTAAAGGTGCCAAGATTGATTCAGTTGGTTCAGTGTGCGACCGTGGGCGTGTGTTCGTATCCGTCAGCATCCCAGACTTGCCAGAGTTTAGGGCTGCGGGGCGTGAGTTCAGGGCTTATCTCAACTTCATCAACTCACACGACCAATCCAGTCCGTTTGCAGTGAATGCAAGCAATGTCTGTGTCGTTTGCGACAATACGTTCCGCTACAATCTGCACGATACGAACAACAAAGTGTTCCGCGCAGTGGTCAAGCATACGAAGAATGCAAACGACCGATTGCAAGACATTGACCGCATGATTGACGCCTACATCGGCACTCAGGTGAGGTTCAAGCATCTGATGAACACGCTGGATGAACAGCCGGTGACGCCTACCACTGCACGCAACTTCTTCACGGGGTTGCACAGTCCTGTCATTGCTGAGCCGTCAACCCAACTGCTTAACAAAGTGGATGAGTTGCAGTCTCTGTTCCGGTCAGGGCGTGGCAATCGTGGGCAGACGCTGGCTGATGTATTCAGTGCGGTCACTGACTACTACACCCATCAAGCTTCACGGTCAGACAATCCGTGGAAGCAGATTGAGTCTTCAGAGTATGGGTATGGTGCGACGATGAAGACGAATGCAATGGAGGCACTGACCGATGGAGAAGAGTACCAAAAGACTCTGTTCCGTGGTCAGAAGGTTCTTGAGTTAGTCTAACCAACTCGGGGGCGCGCATCGACACAACGCGCAATTAAGTGAAACAAATAAACATAGATAGATTGGATAATGCTAGGCACTGGGGATTTGTTACCAATACGAAGACTCCAGTTTGTTATGAGATAAGAATTCAATGCGACAATGGTGGACACTTCACACTGCTGCGTGAGGCACATCACACTGATGTCGATATGAATGCAGCCAAACGAATGCTGCATTGGGTTGATGACGTTGTTGCAATAAAAGAAGAAATAATGAAATGAAAACAAGCGAAGCGTTAGACATCATCGGCGGGCTATCCAGTCCGTCCAAGATGCCGTGTTATGGCTGGTCCATACCTGCCAGACATTGCATCACAGGCAAGAAGATGGCGCGGGTTAGCGGCTCCATCTGTTCCATCTGCTACGCCCTCAAGGGTAGGTATGCCTTTGAGAATGTGCAGGACTGCCTTGAACGGAGGTTCAATTCACTGACTGACACACGGTGGATTGATGCCATGACCACAGCTATTCTAAACAAAGAGAAGTCAGGCCACTTCAGATGGCATGACTCGGGGGATTTGCAGGGGGTATGGCATTTGCAAATGATTGTCGAGGTGTGCAGACGTACACCGTCAATCAAGCATTGGCTCCCGACTAGGGAGTACGCCATCGTCCGCAAGTACATTGATGAGGGCGGGCAAATACCGGACAATCTGACTGTCAGACTGTCGGCCCTGATGGTTGATGGTCCTGCGCCTGAATCCCTCGCCAAACGCCTTGGAATACAGGTTAGCGGGGCTTCTGAGTCTGCCTTCACCTGTCCTGCTACCTACCAAGCCAACAAGTGTGGCAGTTGCCGCGCTTGCTGGGACCGTGACACGTTCAACATCACCTACAAAAAGCACTGACATGAATCCAGAAAACACACTATTAACAGACGAACAATGCGACGAGATACTGAAGGAGGCCAGCGTGTTAAGCGTTGGAGTTGGCGTAGTTGATTGGAAAATCTATCGACGCTCTCAATACAAAAGCTTCGACGAGGCCCGTCTTCATGGAGCCATCGTAAATAGTTATGACATCTATGGATACAGCGGTGCCATTGACACGCTGTTTGCCATTGAATCCGTCGCCCATCTCATGGACTGGCAGACTCCTAACAATGACCTTCGCATCATCCTAAGCGTGGACAAAGAACCACTGCCTGAGTGTTGGCTGGCTGATGCAAAGCTTGAGATTGATCGCTACCTAGTACGCAAGGGTGACTACGCCTACCGATTTCCCGAAACCAACACATGAAAACCAAACCTCACAAACTGGAATACCAGAAAGCCTACCGGCAAACCAACCGCGAGCGCATCCTTGCCTACCAGAAGGCATACAGGGAGAAGCGCAAGCAATCCAACCCAACCTATATGTCCGAGTACATGAAGAGTTGGAGACAGAACCAGAAGAAGTATGACCTAGCCTTGAACAAGCTTCTTCTCCTTTACTGGAGTGACCGCCTAACCGTGGAGGCTGTGAAGGAAATCTTGCAACCTCTTTACGTTAAGTATGAGGACAAGATTAAGGAACCGGAGATTACCCAAGGCGTGGGCTAGTCATTCCAAATGCAAATGGTTGTCGGATTGATACGCACTATCTTCGCTGGCTTAGTGGTGAAAGGTAGGTGTTGCAAATCCTTAACAAATGTCAGCTTGAACTTAGGCTTACTCTCGGTAAGCGTAGGTTTCTTCCGACTATTTTCAAACATATCTAGCTGATCATCAGTGTGTTGCGACATTGGCTAAAGAATCTTTGAACTTTTGCTTGATGTCAAGCGTCTCTGTGGTACAGTCAGTCTTGTCAGTGAGCGGTCTGCTAGCCGCGTTCAAGTCTTTCCTGAGTAAATCCTGAGAGGCCCAGACGTTTCTAGCAGAACGTACTGGGCCTTCTCTTTTGGCCCACGCAGGGTTCAGGCCGCGTAATGCCATGTTGCACCTGACGCCTTAAACGGCGAAACCGTCAGCTTTGCTAGGTTAGGATTCAAAAGTCCATGCCGAAATATGTTGGGAGCTTTGATAGGCATGGCGTGAGGGCACCTGCACTCAGGCTCAGCGCAATCCGAATCCGCCGAAACTCTGAGCTTGCCTTGGAGGAATCAGCAAACGGCAATCAGACGACATGGGTACTCCCATGAAAGCTCCCTGCATCTAGGCTAGCGCAATTAAGTTTCCTTCCGCGATAAGTTTAGCCTTGCAAGTCGGGGCGTTGCCCCTCCAAGAATCTTCCTGTTAGAAAATACAAACAAAAAATATGAACCACATCAAAAGCAGAATGCTTAGCGATTCAAACCTAAGAGTTGCATACGGCGCGGCCTCACGGGCCTCTGCCTTCAGGACAGCCGCGCAAGTAGTCAAGGTGAGTGATCCCAGCGTAGCTCAAAAGCTGGAGGACATCATGCGAATCTGGGCTAGGCTCGCGGCTGAGGAAATCAGGGCTAACGTCCGATAAACCAAACACAAATGAACGAAACGTCCGATATATACGACACCTACTGGTTTGAGTACTACCACGAACGATGCGTCAGCCTAGACTTCCTATTCGATGAAAACTGACACGATAACAATAGACAAAATACTAGCCACGATAGTCGTGTTGTCATGCCTGTTTGCTGGCTACTTGCTAGGCGGTTGCGTAGGCAAACAGATTATCAAGGAAAAGACTGCGAGTCAGGAGGCTAAACCATGAGTCTTGTTGAATGGCCTAAGGAAAAATGGGAGTGGTCTATTTTTGGAGACCCACAGTTAATCACCGTAAGATTTCGTCACGATGTTTCATGGTGGCGCAGGATGACAACTAGAATTGTATTCGGTTCAACTTGGAGGAAGCTGTCGTGAAAGACCGAGAACTATCACCATATCAAAAGATAGTTGAGCTTGAACGTGAAGTAGAAGAACAAGCCCGCCTGAACGGCATGGGCTCCGAGCGTGAGGCTAGGCTCATGGCTGAGGTTAAGGAATTAAAACTTCAAGTGAAAGTTCTGAAGTATGTCTTTGAAGGCGCGCTTCAAATATTGTTTGAGAACAAAATCACATACAACCCGAAGCTAATCAAGGAAGCGGCAGAACGTGCCGTTAAAGAACAAAAGGAGGCGCAGCCGTGAGCGATACACCATTGTCTTCATTCCTAAGCAAAGAAGCTAAGCATTTCATGCCGAATATGTATGTCGTGCCTGCATTTGCGCTAGAGCAACTCGAACGCGAGAACGCCGCGCTGCGGGCAATTTCAATCGAAGCCATGATTAGTAACACTGCGTTTCGTATGAAAGAACTTGAACGCGAAAACGCTAGGCTGCGGGCGGCTTTGGTAGAGGCCATCAATAAGCGTGCCGAAACAACGGAGTGGCGCACGGATCATCCGACGACTACAGGCAATCCAGAAAGATGGGTTAGGGACGAGCTATGCATTAAATGGCGCGCCGCCATCGACGCCGCACGGAAGGAGG